ATATTTCCTTTTTCAAACAAAGGTAATTTAAATTTATTTGATGTAAGATACCAATTAAGATTAAATGACCTATACGATTTCTCATCAACTTCTGTAATTAACTATGATGTAGTTATGAGACAATTAGATTTCCTAGACCATATATTAGTTGGTGAAAAACCTTTAAGATTTAACCAACACGATAATAGATTATATGTAGATATGGATTGGGAAAACGATTTAATGGTAGATGAATATATTGTTATTGAATGCTATAGAAAAATGGATCCAGACACTTATACAGATGTCTATAATGATATTTGGTTAAAGAAATACACAACTGCACTAGTTAAAAAACAATGGGGTGCCAATCTATCAAAATTTGCTGGTGTTGCTATGATAGGTGGAGTAACCTTAAATGGTGAACAAATCTATACACAGGCATTAGCAGATATAGAGAAGTTAGAGGAAGAAATAAAATCTCTACAAGAACACCAAGCATTAATGATAGGATAAAAATACAATGGCCGTTAATCATTATTTTCAAGGCGGCGATGGCATAGGTAGTCAAAGTGAGAAAAGATTAATAGAAGATTTAATCGTAGAAAATTTAAAAATCTATGGACACGCTGTTTATTATTTACCGAGAACTCTAGTTAATAGAGATTTAATTCTTGGTGAGGATTCTGCGTCTAGGTTTGACGATAGTTATTTAATTGAAATGTATTTTAACACACCACAAGGGTTTGCTGGTGAGCAAGAAATAATTAGTAAATTTGGATTAGAAGTTAGAGACGATACAACTTTTATTGTTGCTAAAAGAAGATTCCAAGAACAAGTAGATGACCCAGCAAACCTAATGGTAGATGGCAGACCTAATGAAGGTGATGTTATTTACTATCCACTAATGAATAAGTTTTTTGAGATTGCGTTTGTAGAAGACCAGGAACCTTTCTTTCAATTAGGTAACTTGCCTTGCTATAAATTAGTATGTAAAACTTTTGAATATTCAAGTGAAGAATTTAATACAGGTCACGCTGATATTGACCAAGCTGATGATAGAAAATCACTTGATACATCTTTGGCACACCAGTTTAGACTTGAAGATGGTACACTAAATCAATCTTCTTATGATGGTTTCTTATTATTAGAAACAGGAGACTCACACGGTAATCCACTATACTTAATTAATGAAGAATGGGACGACATTACAACTGATGGAGACGCTGCTGAAAGTGTACAAACAAAATCTGCTTATGCTGATAATTTAGATTTAGATTCGGCTGCTGGTTTTGATACTGCAACGGTTAATGACGATATATTAGACTTTACTGAAAAGAACCCATTTGGAGAGGTTAAATAATGTTTGGAACTCATTTTTATAACGAAGGATTAAGAAGATTAACTATTGCGTTTGGTCAGATTTTTAATAAAATTGTTGTACAAACAAAAGACGCAAATGGTTCAGTAGTTAAAAGATTTACGGTGCCATTAGCATATGCACCAAAAGAAAAATTTATTGTTAGATTAACTCAACAACCTGATTTATTAGATAAACAATTCGCAACGGTACTACCTCGTATGGGATTTGAAATATCTGGTATAGAATATGACCCTAGTAGAAAATTAAATAAACTACAAAAGTTTAGAAAACCAAAAACAACTGGTACTGCTACTGATAAAGAAAAGAAGATGGACTTTAACTATACTCCAGTCCCATATAATATAACATATAAATTGTTTATATTTACAGCAACTGCTGAAAATGGATTACAGATTGTTGAACAAATAGTACCATACTTTCAACCAGACTATACGGTTTCAATTAATATGGTTCCAGATTTAGGAATTAAGCGTGATGTTCCTATTATAATTGGAGACATACAATACGAAGATAGTTATGATGGATCGTTTGAAAACAGAAGAGCAGTAATATACACAATGAGTTTTACTGCTAAAACATATCTATATGGACCTGCAACTGATGGAGGTATCATAAGAAAAGTACAATCAGATTTAGGAACTGATATGACTAATAAGGCAAGAGAAGAAAGAGTAATAGTTATTCCTAATCCTTCTACTGCCAAACCAGGAGATGATTTTGGATTTACAACAACTATATCGTTTTTTGAAGATGGTAAAAAATATGACCCTTCAACAGGAAGTGATACATAATAATGAGAGGATATAATGGACGAAATATTAGTAAGAGACAATGCTCTACCAGAGAATGTAGCAAATAGTTTCCAACACAATATATACAGATTAGGTTATATAATATCTAAAGATATATTAGCAAATCAAATGAACAATCCAGGTATTGTTAAAGATGACAATACATTTAATACCGTTCAAATGGTACACCGTATCTATTCACACCTAGACCAAAGACCACAAGTTAATCCAGGATTAGAACCAATTAAATATGCTTTGAATATGATGGTTGAAGGTTTTGGTTATAAAGTGAAAGATATAATGAGATTAAAATTTAATATGATACAACCACATCCAGATTTCAAAGAAGGTATGTATAACACAGCACATATTGATGATGAAGAAATGGCACAACATTTTGTTTTAATTTATTATCCAATAGATTCTGATGGCGATACTTATTTGTTTAATGAGAAATTTGATAAGCTAAAGAAACCAAAAAAACTAACTATACATAAGAGAATATCACCAAAAAGAAATAGGTGTATTATGTTTAAAGGAAATAGATTCCACGCAAGTGCTAATCCAATGAAAAATGAAATGAGAATTGTTTTAAATTGTAATTTTTCTTTATTAGAAAAAGAAGAGTTTAATGAAAATAATAGAGATACAAGAAATGATCCTTTTAAAGGAACAAGTATAGAAGGTAAAGACTAATGGGAAAACTAGAAGACAAAGTAAATGATATTTTAGGTATTAAGGAAGAAAGTACTCCTGTCGCTGAATTAATGGTGCAAGAGAAAAAAGTTCCTGTACCTAGAAAAGAGGATCCTAAAAAGGACGATATAGATAATGATTACAAATATAGTAGAGAGAATTATTATAATCTTATTGAGAGAGGACAAGACGCAATACAAGGTATATTAGATGTTGCAAAAGAAGGACAACATCCAAGAGCATATGAAGTTGCAGGTGCATTAATTAAAAATGTAGCAGACACCGTTGATAAATTACAAGACTTACAAGCTAAATTATCAAAATTAAAAGAGGTGCCTAATAAGACAACTGCCAATATCAAAAATGCTTTATTTGTTGGGAGTACTACAGACTTGCAAAAGATGTTAAAAGATAAAAAACTTAAAACAACTTCAGAAAAAATGCAAGATGAATTAGAACCAATAGAGACAAAAGATGATAACTAATGACGCATATTTAGGTAATCCTAATCTAAAAAAATCAGGTGTTCAATCCGAGTTCACAAAAGAACAGGTTGAGGAGTTTGCGAAGTGTAGTGGAGACCCATTATACTTTATTAAAAACTATGTAAAGATTGTATCGCTTGATGAAGGTTTGGTTCCTTTTACAACTTATAAATTCCAAGATAAGATGATTGATACTATGCACAACAATAGGTTTTCAATCTATAAACTACCTAGACAAAGTGGTAAATCTACAACTATCATATCTTACTTATTACATTATGCGTTATTTAATCCCAATTCAAGTATAGCGATTCTTGCCAATAAATCTTCTACTGCTAGAGATATATTGGGAAGATTACAACTAGCTTATGAAAACTTACCTAAATGGTTACAACAAGGTGTATTAAATTGGAACAAAGGTAATATTGAATTAGAAAATGGAAGTAAAATAGTTGCGGCCGCTACATCTTCAAGTGCTGTCCGAGGTGGTTCATATAATATAATATTCCTTGACGAGTTTGCTTTCGTACCTACAACGATTGCCGAACAATTTTTTAGTTCCGTTTATCCTACAATTACTTCTGGTAAATCAACTAAAGTAATTATAGTATCAACTCCACACGGAATGAATCAGTTTTATAAACTATGGATAGATAGTGAGAACGGAAAAAATAATTATATTCCATTAGAAGTACATTGGTCAGAAGTACCAGGTAGAGACGCAAAATGGAAAGAAGAAACAATTAGAAATACATCGGAAGCACAATTTGCTAGTGAGTTTGAGTGTGAATTTTTAGGTAGTATAGATACATTAATAGCTGCCTCAAAAATAAAAGCGACACCGTATATTACACCACTTAAAACAAATGGTAGATTAAGTATCTTTGAAGAACCTGTAAAAGGCAACACATACCTATGTACGGTTGATGTTGCCAGAGGTACACTAAAAGATTATTCAGCATTTATTGTTTATGATGTAACCAACTTACCTTATAGAGTGGTTGCTACATTTAGAGACAATGAAATTAAACCTATGTTATTTCCAGAAATGATTGCTAAAGTATGTAAGCAATATGACAATGCACATATACTTGTTGAAGTAAATGATATAGGCGCTCAGATTTCAGATGGACTACATTTTGAAATTGAGTATCCAAATGTATTAATGACTACACAAAAAGGTAGAGCAGGTCAAATCCTAGGTGCTATGTTCAGTCAAAGAGGAAGCCAATTAGGTGTTCGGATGACAAAACAGGTAAAGAAAATGGGTACTGCTAATATAAAATCAATTATAGAAAGTGATAAACTGATTATAAATGACTTCAATATCATAGAAGAAATGTCTACTTATACCCGAAAAAATCAATCTTGGCAGGCAGAAGAAGGTTGCAATGACGACTATATGACCTGTCTGGTTATACTTGGTTGGGTTGCAAATCAAAGGTTTTTTAAGGAAATGACAGACAGAAACATACGAGCAGAAATGTACAAAGAGCAAGAGAAGTTAATAGAGCAAGATATGGCACCTTTTGGCTTTGTAGATGATGGTATAACCAAAGATGAAGACAAACCGACCGTAGATGAATATGGAACGGTCTGGCATCCTGTAGTACGCAAAGGACAATAGTATAAATTTGGTTAATCATAAATATAAGTAATTGAGAAATTTGAATATGGGCGTATGAATAATACGAATATTGAACAATAAGGTAAATTATGTATTTAAATTTAAATACAAAAACAAATAATAAAGAGGAGAAAACCTAATGGCATTTCAAGTATCACCAGGAGTTCTCGTACAAGAAAAGGATTTAACTAATATAATCCCAGCTGTATCTACTAGTATTGGAGCATATGCTTTCAATTCTACAAGAGGTCCAGTAGGAGAGGTAACACTTATCTCTTCTGAACAAGATTTTGTTAGTGTTTTTGGAAAACCAACTGCAAGCAACTTTGAAGAGTATTTTACTGCTTCATCTTTCCTTCAGTATTCCAATGCCCTAAAAGTTGTACGAACAGAAAATACTGGTATAAAAAACGCTGTAACCAATTCAGGTACAGCACTATTGATCCGACACACGGATCATTATAGTTCTACATACTTAGCGGATGGTGCTTACACAGGAATCTCTGGCATTGAGTTTGCTGCTAGAACAGCAGGAGCTTGGGGTAATGGATTAAAAGTATCTGTTTGTCCTTCAGCGACTGCTTATGAAACAGAAGGCGTAACCACGGTTTCTGATTCAGCTGTAGCAGTAGGCGATACACAAATCACGGTAGCAAGTGGAACCAACATTGGTGTTGGTGACATTATATCTTTCTCATCTACGGCAGGAACTAACGACTATGATGACGGCCTAGAATACGAGGTTACTAATGTTTCATCTAACGATATTACATTTAAGAAAAAAGTAGGTACTGGTGGACTTGGAGCAATCTGTCCAAACGGTGCTAATGTAAGACGAAGATGGCAATATTACGACCAAGTAAGCGGAGCACCTGGAACATCTCCAGATGTTGAATCTGCTGGAAGAACAAATGACGAGCTACACTTGGTTGTTGTGGATGCTGACGGTTCAGTTAACGGCACAAAAAACGAAGTATTAGAGATATACGAAAAAGTATCAAAAGCAAAAGACGCCAAGGATGCAGGTGGTTCAAACAATTTCTATGCAGAAGTTGTTTTTAGAAAATCATCTTTCATCTATTGGGGAGACCACAACTCAAACGGAACTAATTGGGGAGATTCTAAAACAGCAGCTACTTCTGCTTATACAGATGTTACCGCTCCTATCGCACTAACCTTCGCTGGTGGTGTAGATGGTACGGTTACTGATGGAGCAAGAAAGACTGCGTTTGAAAAATTTGCTGATTCAGAAACGGTTGATGTTGGATTAATAATGGCTGGAAACGCTTCCGCTGCTTTAATCGGTGATTTAATTACAATCGCTGAACAAAGAAAAGATTGTGTAGTGTTCGCTAGTCCTGAAAGGTCCGATGTAGTAAACATCACTTCTGCGATAGTACAAACAAAAAATGTATTGAATTTCTTTAACACAATTCAATCATCATCTTACATAGTTTTTGATAGTGGTTACAAATATACATACGACAGATATAACGATGTCTATAGATATGTTCCACTAAACGGAGATATGGCTGGCTTATGTGCTAGAACAGACCTAACTAACGATCCTTGGTTTAGTCCTGCTGGATTAAATAGAGGTATTATTAGAGGTGCTGTTAAATTGGCATATAGTCCTAATAAAACTCAAAGAGACGAGTTATATAGAGCTAGAATCAATCCTGTTGTTTCATTCCCTGGACAAGGTATTATCTTGTTTGGAGATAAAACTGGATTAACTACTCCATCTGCGTTTGACAGAATCAATGTCAGAAAATTGTTTATCGTATTAGAGAAGGCAATCGCTACTGCTTCTAAATTCCAACTATTTGAATTCAACGATGAGTTCACTAGAGCTGGTTTTAGAAATATGGTAGAACCTTTTTTAAGAGAAGTACAAGGTAGACGAGGTATCACAGACTTTTTAGTAGTGTGTGATGAAACTAACAACACAGGCGAAGTAATTGATAGAAATGAATTCATTGCTGAGATTTATATTAAACCAGCAAGAAGCATTAACTTTATCACATTATCTTTCGTTGCAACAAGAACTGGCGTGGCTTTTGAAGAAGTCGCAGGTTAATAGGTAAAGAGGAGAAATAAAAAATGGCAAACATAAATGACTTCAAAACCAAACTTGCAGGCGGCGGCGCTAGAAAAAACCAGTTTAAGGTAACTATGCCTTTTCCTGGTTATGCACAAGTTGGTGGAGAAACAGAAGAACTGGCGTTCCTATGTCAAACTGCTTCCATCCCAGCAATGTCTGTTGGAACTACAACGGTTAATTTCCGTGGTAGACCAATATACTTAGCAGGTGATAGAACATTTGAAGCTTGGACGATTACGGTACTTAACGATACAAACTTTAGATTAAGAGACGCATTTGAAAGATGGCAAAATGGTATTAACAATATGTCAGATAACGAAGGATTAACAAATCCTGTTGATTATCAAGTTGACGCATTTGTTGACCACCTTGACAGAAATGGTGCTACTATTAAATCATATACATTAAGAGGTTGTTTTCCAACTTCTATAACGGCTATTGATTTAAATATGGAACCAACAGATGATATTGAAACATTTGAAGTTTCGTTTAGATACCTATTCTTTGAAGCGAGAACGACTACTTAATAGTTGAATAAATAATTAGTACAAATAAAGTGAGGATATAAAATGGCAGAACTTTTCGGTTTCCAAATAACTAGAGTTAAGCAAACTCCAGACCCGAAACAAAGTTTTACACAACCTAAAGCGGATGACGGTACACAAACCGTCGCCGCTGGAGGTTATTTTGGTCAGTACCTTGATATGGAAGGTACTGCAAAAACTGAGCAAGACTTAATTCGTAGGTATAGGGAAATTTCAATACATCCAGAATGCGATATGGCAGTTGAAGATATAGTCAACGAAGCTATTGTTGCAAACGAGATTGAGAAAGATCCAGTTAGAGTAGATTTAAAAGATACAAACTTTTCTGATAACATTAAAAGAAAAGTTGAAGATGAATTTAAAGAAGTTTTAAGACTTCTAAACTTTTCTACGAAAGGACACGATATATTTCGTAGATGGTATGTAGATGGAAGAATTTACTATCATAAAATAATTGATAGAGAATCTCCAATTAAGGGTATTACAGAATTAAGATATATTGACCCGAGAAAAATTAAGAAGATAAGAGAAATTAAAAAAGGTAGACCTGTACCATTAGCAAATATTCAGGTCATACACGATTATAACGAATACTTTTTATATAATGAAAAAGGTGTTGCAGGACCAGGAATGGCAAGTGGTGGATTAAAAATTGCTACAGACGCTATTACTTTTTGTCCAAGTGGTTTAGTTGATTTGAATAAGAATATGGTTATGTCTTATATGCACAAAGCAATTAAACCTGTCAATCAATTAAGAATGATTGAAGACGCTGTTGTTATATACAGAATTGCAAGAGCACCTGAAAGAAGAATTTTTAAAATTGATGTAGGTAATTTACCTAAAGTAAAAGCAGAACAATATTTGCGTGATGTAATGGCAAGATACAGAAACAAACTTGTCTATGACGCAAGTACTGGAGAAATTAGAGACGACAGAAACTATATGTCTATGCTTGAAGACTTTTGGTTACCAAGTAGAGAAGGTGGAAGAGGAACTGATATTTCCACTTTACCTGGTGGTCAAAATTTAGGCGAAGTTGCGGATATAGAATACTTCCAAAGAAAACTATACCGTTCGCTTAATGTACCTATTAGTAGATTAGAAGCAAGTCAAGGATTCAATCTAGGTAGAAGTACCGAGATTACTAGAGACGAACTTAAATTTACAAAATTTGTACAAAGATTGCGTAAGAAATTTACAGAATTGTTTAATGATTTGCTGAGAACACAATTAGTTTTAAAGGCAATCATAAACGAAGACGATTGGGTGAATGTCAAAGAGAAAATTAAATATGATTTTCTTGCTGATGGTCACTTCTCGGAACTGAAAAATGCTGAATTATTAAAAGAAAGAATAATGTTGGCAAATGATGTACGAGACTATGTTGGTAAATACTTTTCAGTTAAGTATGTTAGACAAAATATACTTAAACAATCTGAAAGAGAAATAGCTGATATAGACAAACAAATTAAGAAAGAAATAAATGATGGTATCATATCCAGTCCAACCGTTCAGGTTTCTGGTGATGAACCTGATATAATATAGGAGAAAAATATGGCTGATAATGAAACAAAACAGACAGATACAGAAAAGTTTGTTGATAAACTTGCAAGTGGTGATAACAAAAGTGCTGGTGAAGCATTTAAAGACGCATTAAGAAATAAAGTTGGTGACGCTTTGGATGCTAGCAGAAAAGATTATGCGAGTAATCTATTTAACGCTGCTAGGGATGTTATGACACAAACGCCTGGACAGGCAGAACCTCACTCGGATCCTAAACCAGAAGTGGCTGATCCGATTGCTCAGACTGCAACAAGGGATGATGTACAAACAGCAATGACGCCAGATGGAGCTGCTAATGCTACACCTGCTGATACGGCACCTGCCGAAACAGCACCTGCAGAAGCACCTGCTGATTCTGGTTCAGAACAAAGTAATTAACAGGAGAATAAAAAATGGCATTAACGGTATCAAGTATAGTTGGTAATGTATCAGGTTTTATCGGTAACGACAAATATATAAATCTTTCACCATCAATGAAAGAAGCAGTTAAACAATTAATTGAATCTTTAGATGGTGTTGATTGGTCGCAACCACAAGATTTGGTTAGCATTATTGAAACTAAAGTAGCTGAAGTAGCGGCGGCAACGGGAGTTGTTGAGTCAGATATTAAAGCATACTTTGAAGAGTAAGAAATATGACTTTAGTTGTCAATACAAAAGTTGATGACACCAATAAGGCAATTATAACTGCTAGTGGTGTAGGCGAAGATAGCGGAACTTTATTTAGCTCCGACAAGAGTATATCATTAGCGAATGTATATTATGAGATAAGAGGAAATGATTACGAAAATGAAATCTATCCAAAAGTGACTCTTACACTCGGAGACCAAACTTTAGTTTTAGAAAGGTTTGGTAATTGGGGATTAAAAGAAGGAGAAGCACGAAAGGTTATAGACCAAAAATTAGATACGGCTACTGAATTAAAAGTTTCTGCTGATAAAGAAGTTAGTAAGTTTGACTTGGCAGTAGAAGTACAAAAAGAAACAGAATTAGGACCAAATAGTTAGAGGATAAAAAATGGCAGACGCAATAACAACGCAAATAGTATCAGATACAGCAGGCGTAAAATATGTTGTTAAGAGAACAAACATAAGTGATGGTACTGGTGAAACTGATAGTGTGTTAGTTAATCCGACAACATCTAATTTTATGACAACAGATGGTACCAAGACTATTGCTAAAGTCTGGTATTCAATTAATACAGCAAACTCAAAATCGGCAGTAGAGATATCCTGGGGAGGTTCTTCTGCCAACACAACAGCACTTGTATTATCAGGAAATGGAGTTTTTGACTTTAGAACTGCAGGAAATGATATAGCTAATAACGCTACTGGTGCTACTGGTTATGTATATTTGTCAACTAAAAACTTTGCTTTACACGACAATTACACATTGATTGTTGAATTTAGATAATAAAATGTATAAATATTAAGGAAAGAGAGAGATAGACTAATGAAACTCATAACAGAAGCAATAGATAATGTAGAATACATTAAAGAAGATAACGGACAAGGTGGCAAAAACTACAAAATCCGTGGAGTATTCTTACAATCAGAAATTAAAAATAGAAACGGTAGAGTCTATCCAAAGGAAACTTTATCAAAAGAAGTAAGTAGATATAATAGAGAATTTGTTGAACAGAAGAGAGCTTTTGGCGAGTTAGGACATCCTGACGGACCAACGGTAAACTTGGAAAGAGTATCACATATGATAACTAAACTATATCCAGATGGAAATAACTTCATCGGAGAAGCAAAAGTTATGGATACTCCATACGGAAAGATTGTAAAAAATCTTATAGATGAAGGCGCTAAATTAGGCGTATCTAGTCGTGGTATGGGTTCATTACAAAGAGGTAGAAACGGTGAGGCACAGGTCGGACAAGACTTTTATCTTGCTACTGCCGCTGACATTGTTGCAGATCCATCAGCTCCAGACGCTTTCGTAGAAGGAATTATGGAAGGAAAAGAGTGGATATGGGATAATGGTGTCATTAAACAAAAAGAGCTAGAAGAATATAAAGAGTACATCCAAGAGGCAAAACGACTAAAAATCGCAGAAGCAAAGGCGGAAGTCTTTGAATCGTTCCTTAAAGGATTGTATTAGTATAAATATCTAGCAAAGAAAAGAAAATAATTATTTTTTTAAATTAAGGAGAACTTCATATGGCCGAAACAGAAAAAAGTGTTAGTGAAAACACGGTAGCAGACGCTCCTAAAAAGAACGCTGTAGCCGCTGAGCCAACGCCATTGAAAAATGACGCTGAGGATTTAGGTAAAGCTGTAGTTAAACCTACAGACGAAAATCCTAAAGCTAACGCAAGCACAAAAGAAGTTTCTGGACAAGCACCTCAAAAGAATCAAGGTAAAGCTGACGCTATGCCTACTCTTAAAGGTGAAGAGAAAGAAACTGATTCTGAAGGCAAGAAGATTTCCGAGGGAGAAATGCCTGACGGTCTAAAAAAATTCCTAGATAAGAAAGACGACAAAAAAGAATCTAAAGACGCTGAAGTTAAAGTATCTAAAGATGATGAAGTCAAGTCTGAGGAAAAAGATGACCAGAAAGCAAAAGATGTTGATGTAAAAGAACACATTGACGCTTTAACCTCTGGAGAAAAAGACTTGTCAGAAGAATTTAAAGCCAAAGCTGCTACTATATTTGAAGCTGCTATCAAATCTAAAGTTAGAGAGATAGAAGAATCAATGGAAGCAGATTATAATAAAAAATTTGAAACTGAAAGTACTAAGCAAAAATCAGAACTTGTTGAAAAGGTAGACAATTATTTGAACTATGTTGTCAATGAGTGGATGAAAGAAAACGAACTTGCTATTGAAAAAGGTATCAAGGGAGAGATTGCTGAGGACTTCATTAACGGTCTGAAAAAACTTTTTGAAGACCACTATATTGATGTACCTGATGAAAAATATGATGTGTTAGAAGACCAGGCCTCAAAGATTGAGGAACTGGAGAAGAAACTTAACGAAGAAATCGGAAAAAATGTTGAATTGAATAAGAAAAGCAATATGCTTGAGAGAGCTGACATTTTAGCTGATGTTGCTTCTGACTTAGCAGATACTTCTAAAGAAAAATTTGCTAAACTTACAGAAGAAGTTGAGTATTCCGACGCTGAAACTTTTAAGAAAAAATGTGAGACTATTAAAGAATCATATTTTGGAAATAAAAAAGAAGCGAATTCTGACAGCGAAGTAGATAATGCGGTAGCTGGACAATCAAATGAAGTAGATTCAAAAGATTTGTCTAATGCAATGGCTGCTTATACTACCGCTATTAGTAAAACTAAAGACATTAAGTTGTCTGTAAAATAATAATAGAGAGAGGAAAAAGATATGTATTTATCTGAAAACTACCAAAAAAAATGGCAGCCAGTATTAGACCATCCTGATTTACCAAAAATCAGCGATAGCTACAAAAGAGCTGTAACCTCGGTTATCTTGGAAAACCAAGAAAGAGCGCTTAAAGAAGACGCTCAATTTATGGCCGAAGCGGCTCCTGCCAACGCTACAGGTGCTAACATTGCTAACTGGGATCCAATCCTAATTAGTTTAGTTAGACGAGCTATGCCAAACCTTATCGCTTACGATATTGCTGGTGTACAACCTATGAGCGGACCTACTGGACTTATATTCGCAATGAGAAGCAGATACAAAACTCAAGGCGGAACTGAAGCATTATTTGACGAAGCTGAATCTAAATTTTCTGGAAACGCTGCTAACGCAAACATTCCTGGAAGTGCTGGTACTTCTTCAAATTCACCTGCTCAAAACAACCCTGGTATATTAAACGACTCACCTGCTGGAACTTATACTTCTGGTTCAGGTATGGCGACTGCTAGTGCTGAAGCACTTGGAGATTCTGCTGGAAACGCTTTTGCTGAAATGGCTTTCTCAATTGAGAAATCAACGGTAACTGCGAAAAGTAGAGCTCTTAAAGCAGAATATACAATGGAACTTGCACAAGACCTTAAAGCAATTCACGGATTAGACGCTGAAACAGAATTAGCGAACATCTTATCTGCTGAAATCCTTGCTGAAATTAATAGAGAAGTTGTTAGAACAATTTACATTAATTCAGAAAAAGGTGCTCAAACGGACACAACTAACGCTGGAATCTTTGATTTAGATACAGACTCTAACGGTAGATGGTCAGTTGAGAGATTTAAAGGTTTAATGTTCCAATTAGAGAGAGACGCTAACGCTGTTGCTCAAAGAACCAGAAGAGGTAAAGGGAACATAATCGTTTGTTCTTCTGATGTTGCTTCTGCTCTTCAAATGGCTGGCATCCTTGACTATGCTCCTGCACTTAACAATAATCTAAATGTTGATGACACAGGCAATACTTTTGCTGGTGTTCTTAACGGTAGATTTAAAGTGTATATAGACCCTTACTCAGCAAACCAAGCTGCTAAACAATTTTATGTAGTTGGTTATAAAGGAACTTCTCCTTATGACGCTGGTATGTTCTATTGCCCATATGTACCTTTACAAATGGTTAGAGCAGTTGGCCAAGACACTTTCCAACCAAAAATCGGTTTCAAAACAAGATACGGCTTACAGGCAAATCCTTTTGCTGAAGCTAGTGCTTCTTCTGACGCTGTGATTGATGGTGCTGGTGCTGCTAACTCTAACAGATACTACAGAAAAGTACAAGTTGTTAACCTTGCGTAATTGCAATTAATAACTATATTATCTGTAAACTGATATAAGAAAAGGCGAGACCTAAAAAATCTCGCCTTTTTTTTCGTTTAAAAACTCATATAAATAATAGTATGACTGATACAAACGCTATAACAAGACAACCCACGCAACTTGATTACGCTTCACCAGCGCAGTTTAAGTTTAAAATTACAAAACTTCCTAAAGTAGAATACTTTTGCACCGAGATTAATATACCTGGTTTGCAAATGTCTAGTGCTACACAAAATACTCCTTTGAGAGATATACCACATCCTGGTAGTCAACTTGATTTCGGAGATTTAATACTTACATATATGGTAGATGAGAAGTTTGATAATTTTGAAGAAATATACAATTGGTTAAGAGGACTAGGAATACCTATTGACCATAAAGATTATGCTAATCTTGTTTCTGCTGGAAGAGATAGATTTCCTAATCAAGGAAAAGAAGTTAATCTATTAGGTAGTAGAAGAAATAAAGAACAACCTGCTACACCTATGGGTACTGCTTTATCAGACGCTACACTATCAATATTATCAGCTAAAAACAATGTAATAAAAGAAGTTAGATTTATAGACTTGTTTCCTGTATCAATGGGTGGTGTTAGTTTTACACAACAAGCATCCGATATTAACTATATAACTTCTTCTGTTAATTTTAAATATTCCTACTATGAGTTTGCTACACCTGGAAAAACTGCTAGTACGGTTCCTACTACATAAAATAGTCCCAGGTTATTGACAAACACTACCAAATAGTGTATTATATATTAATAATGGAGATATTATGACACTTGAAGAATTACAAGAAATCACCGAAAAGAAATTAAAAATTAATGATACGGAGTTAGATGTTGAAGCATTAAAAACTCCACAACTACATAATGAGTTTTTAAAACACTACAATAAATTTAGACTTTTACTTAATAGAACTGAAAGCGAATTAGCAATTATTAAGTTGCATAAGTGGGAATACTACACAGGAAAAGCTGACCCAGCAGTATATCAAACTAAACCATTCAATTTAAAAATTTTAAAACAAGATGTTGATAAGTACATTGAAGCAGATGAAGATTACATAAAGTTAAAACAAAAAGTTGAGTATCTAAAAACTATATGTGATTACCTAGACAAAACAATCAAACAAATATCTAATAGAGGATTTTTAATTAAAGACGCAATTGAATGGCGTAAATTTACTTCTGGCGCTATTTAATTATGAATTTAGATAAACTATACTGGCGACAGGACGGTCTATTCGATTCTTCTTTTATTAAGAAAGTAAAAGAATTAGCTGGTCAACAGAAATTAAAAGACTTACAATTACAAGATAAAAACCGAGAACTATTAACTAGAGATAGTAAAGGTTGTTTTATAAACAGCACTTGGTTACAAACTCAATTAGCTCCTGTTATTAACGATACAAATAAAACTTTAGGTTGGAACTTTAAACTATCAAAGTTTGAAGATTTACAATATACATCATACGATAAATCACAACACTATTCTTGGCATACAGATACACACGCTAAACCATATGCAGATGGTATGGTTAGAAAAATTAGTTTCTCTTTAATATTAAATGACGAATTTGAAGGTGGTGACTTTGCAATATGTGAACCACATCCAGAACATACTAAATCAATAATACATAGATTTGAAAAAACAAAACCAGGTACTATTATAGTATTCTATTCTGGTCTATGGCATAAAGTTTATCCTGTTAAATCAGGACAAAGACAATCACTAGTAGGTTGGACATTAGGTTCCAAATTTCAATAATGATAGATAAAATTATTGCAAGAGGTGAAGAATTAAAAACCTTACAAGGACACGATAGATTACAATATCTGGTTGATTTAGCAAAAGAAGTAAAACCATTATCAGATAAAGATAAAATAGATGATAATAAAATAAGAGGTTGTGCTAGTAATTTATGGGTGACAGGTGAAAAAAATAAAGATAATACTATGACTTATAAACACGATGGTGACGCTTTCATTACTAAAGGCACGGCTAAAGTTATATTAGATATTGTAAATGGTGAAAAGGCAGATGAGATAAGTAAATTAACTTTAGAAGATTTTAAACATTTAGGTATTAGAGAATTATTAACAATGCAAAGACAAGTGGGTTTTGGAAGTTTAATTGAAAGAGTAATAAAATTAGCAAATGGTTGAAAATAGATACTTAATATTAGAAAAGAAAAATGAAGTCTATCTTACTATAGAAGCAGACGCTGATATTCGTAGAGACTTATCGGAGTTTTTTACTTTTGAGGTTCCTGGATATAAGTTTATGCCACAATATAGAAATAGATATTGGGACGGAAAGATTAGATTATTTAAGTATGCTAGTGGAGAAATATACTATGGTCTATTACCTTATATAAAGAAATTTTGTGTTGACAATAATATAACAATTGTATCTAAACTAAAAACAGAAAAGGAACCATTAGATAAATTAGAGTGTGCTAAATTCTGTAAAGCATTAAAGATACCTTTAACTATTAGAGACTATCAATTTAATGCGTTTTATCACGCAATACAAGAAGACAGATGTTTATTATTATCTCCTACAGCGTCTGGTAAATCATTGATAGCATATCTAGTATTAAGGTTTCAGTCATTAAGATTAAGAAATAAGAAAGCAAATAAGATATTGATTATTGTACCTACAACAAATTTAGTAGAACAATTATACAAAGATTTTAAAGACTATGGATATAATACAAGTCATATTCATAGAATATATCAAGGACACGATAAAGATACTCCAAAGAAGATAGTAATATCTACTTGGCAATCAGTATATAAACTACCTAAAAAATGGTTTGCTGATTTTGGTTGTATCATTGGAGACGAAGCACATTTATTTAAAAGCCAGTCCCTAACAAGTATAATGACAAAGATGACTAATTGTAAGTATAGAGTGGGTATGACAGGAACTTTAGATGGTAGTAAAACACATAAACTAGTACTAGAAGGATTATTTGGTGCTGTTAATAAAGTCGCACAAACAACAGATTTAATTGAGAAGAAACAATTAGCGAAGTTTAAAATCAATTGTTTAATATTAGCACACGGAAAGAATAGTAGAGACTACTTAAAAGATAAAACATATCAGGAAGAAATGGACTTTTTATGTTCAAGTAAAGCTAGAAATAAATATATAAGAAATCTATGTTGTGGTCTTCAAGGTAATACACTTTGCTTATTTCAATATGTTGAAAAGCACGGTAAAGTACTTAAACAATTAATAGAAGACAAACAAGAAAACAGAAAGGTGTTTTTCGTTTATGGAGGAGTGGACGCAGATGAAAGAGAAAAGATTAGAGCAATTACGGAAAAAAGCGATAACGCTATTATCGTTGCAAGTTATGGGACTTTCAGTACAGGCATTAATATACGGAACTTGCATAACATTATTTTTGCTAGTCCTAGTAAGTCTAGGATAAGAAATCTACAATCAATAGGTCGTGGTCTCCGACTAGGAGATAACAAGACAAATGCAACTTTATATGATATATCCGATGATGTATCATATGGAGAAAAAGAAAATTATACTCTACAACACTTTAGAGAAAGAATAAATATATACAATGAAGAAGGATTTGATTATGAAATCCATAATGTGGAACTAAAGGAGTAATATGGCAACTAACCCTAAAGATATGAATCCTGATGGAACTACAACGGTTAAAATCGTTAAGATAATAAACGGAACAGATGTTGTTTGCGTTATACCTACAAATAAAGAGACGCCAAACTCACCATTACTTACACTTGATAAACCATTAGAGATTAAATATGTACCCCAAATAACCAACTTGGGTATTAAAGATTATATTGCCTTGGTGAAATGGGCAGGTTATACGCAAGACCAATTGGTGACTATACCAAAAGATAAGATACTTACAATTACCAACGCTTCCGATGAAATGATTAGGTCATATAAAAAGGTCGTTGGCGAGTATCATATTGTTGATAAATTGCATAGACGAGACGATAACCCGAGAACTAGAAAACTTATGGACCGAGAACTAATGAACAAAATGGAACAAGAGGAATTAAATAATAAACTTGATGAAATAATAGACGAATTTACTGATATACACGATGACGATGTTAAGAAGAAAACTATCCATTAATAGATATAATCTCTTTATAGACTCTATCTCTCAGCGGCTACACGCTGATAATATCATAAACATTTTAATCTGTCAATAGTCCAACAATCGGGACCGAAATTTTAGTTAGGTTATTGACTCTAACAACAAAATATAGTATAGTGAGAACATAATGACAATTGATAACAAACCCAAAAGAATACGAACTCCTGCCAAAAAGGAACACTATGTAAATAACAAAGTGTTTTTAGAGGCAATGATTGAGTATAAAGATAAGTGTAATAAAGCTAAAAAAAGAGGACGCAAAAATCCTCCTGTAACCAATTATATAGGTGAGTGTTTTTTAAAGATAGCAAACCATCTATCATATAGACCTAACTTTATTAATTACACATTTAGAGACGATATGATAAGTGATGGCATAGAAAATTGTTTGCAATATCTAGCAAACTTTAATCCTAAAAAGTCAAACAATCCGTTTGCTTATTTTACACAAATAATCTATTACGCATTTATACGAAGAATACAGAAAGAAAAGAAACAAACTACAATTAAACATAAACTAATCCAGGACGCAAATTATGATGATATGACTTTGCAACCAGGAGACGATAGAGAATTTAAGAATCAGTTTACTGAATTTTTACAAAAGAATCTTCCAATGGAAGACGAAACAAAAGAAAAGAAAAAACCGAAACCGACAAAAAAACGAGTAAGAAAAGCGAAGGCGAATTTAGAAGACTTTATATAATATGAAAATAGCATTATTGAACGATACGCATTTCGGTGCTAGAAATGATAATCCTGCGTTTGTAAAATACTTTAATAGATTTTATGATGAAATCTTTTTTCCGTATATAATACAAAACGACATCAAAACATTAATCCATTTAGGCGATGTTGTTGATAGACGAAAGTTTATTAACTTCAATACTGCTCATAACTTCCAAGAAAACTTTTGGAAAAGATTATGGGACTTAAAAATAGATACACATATTATACTAGGTAACCACGACACATATTATAAGAATACAAACAAAGTAAATTTCACACACTTAATCAAAACCTTTGATGGTGCAAATGAACCTTGGATATATGAGAAACCTGCTACGGTTAACTTTGATGGTTTAGATATATTATTATTACCTTGGATATGTCCTGAAACAGAAGAAGAAAGTATATACGAGATTGATAACTCACACGCCGAAGTTGCTATGGGTCATTTAGAAATTAAAGGTTTTGAAATGCACAAAGGACACTTTCAGGAAGTTGGTTTAGAAATGGACCAGTTTAAAAGATTTGACAAAGTATTATCAGGACACTATCATAGAAAATCAGATAACGGAACAATATATTATTTAGGAACTCAATATGAAATAACCTGGTCAGATTATCAATGTCCAAAAGGGTTTCATATATTTGATACAGATACAAGAGAACTAACTAGAATATCAAATCCACTTACTATGTTTGAAAAGATTATATACAATGATACAAAACAAAGTTATACTAATATGGATATATCAAAGTATAAAGATAAGCATTTAAAAGTTATAGTAGAAGAAAAAACAGACACAAATCAATTTGGAGAATTTATTGATAGACTACACAATGAAATTAATACACACGAAGTTAATGTTATAGAAGATAGTTATAATATCAATGCTACTGCCGATGTTAATATCATAGACCAAGGAGAAGATACTTTAACTTTCTTACACAATTATATTAATAGTTTGGATACTGAATTAGATAAGGCAAGAATAAACTCTATAATGAAAGACTTTTACCAAGAGGTACAAGAGAAATAATGAAAAAAATTGGAATATGGATGCTAGATAATTTACCTTCAATATTCATAATTGCTATATTTGCTTTTGGGTTATTGTTATCAGCAAATCAAGCAAAATATAAAAAAGAGTTGCAACAAAAAATGGAACAAATTAAAGGACAAGATTTAAGAATATGATAATATTTCATAATATAACTTGGAAGAACTTTTTATCAACAGGTAATACTCCTATAAGTGTTAATCTAGCAGAACAACCAACAACATTAATTATTGGAACTAATG